CGTGCATCGTCTACCGACGCTACGACATCAAAACCGATTTCGCAGACGATAAGCCCTACAAGAATCTCACAAGATACCAGGTGACGGTCATCGACCAAGACCCTGATAGCGATATTCACAAAAAGGTCGGGGCACTCCCGGCTTGCGTGTTCGAGAGATTCTTCGCGGCAGACAATCTAAATCACGACGTATACAACCTCTACTTCTAACGAGGAGATAGAACATGACCAAGATCCATTGGGATGGCTCTGGCGAACGGCTTTACGAAACCGGTGTCGACCGAGGCGTCCTCTACAAGCCCAACAACTCTGGCGTGTACACCAACGGTGTTCCTTGGAACGGTCTCGTGTCCGTTACCGAGTCGCCCTCCGGCGCTGAGTCTAGTGCTCAGTACGCAGACAACCTCAAGTACCTGAACCTCACCTCCGCTGAGGAGTTCGGGGCGAGCATCGAGGCGTTCACCTACCCGGATGAGTTCGCCGAGCACGACGGGGTTGCCAACCCCGCAAGCGGTATCGCCGTCGGCCAACAGAACCGGAAGCCATTCGGTCTTTCGTATCGCACCAAGATCGGAAACGATGTTCATGGCGATGACCATGGGTACAAGATCCACTTGGTTTACGGTGCGATGGCGGCTCCTTCGGAGAAGGCCTACACCACGGTGAACGACTCGCCTGAGGCTATCACGTTCAGCTGGGAAGTCACCACAACCCCCGTGTTGGTCCCCAACCTCAAGCCCACCTCGATCATCACGATCAACTCGACGAAGGTCAGTGGCGCGGCGCTGAGCACTCTTGAGGACCTCCTCTACGGAACGGTTGGGTCTAACCCTTCGTTGCCTCTCCCGGCAGAGGTCATCACCATCTTTGGCGCAGGGCTCACGCTCACCACGCCGACTCAGCCCACATACAACTCGGGCACCAAGGTCATCACCATTCCGGCGATCTCGGGTGTCGAGTACTACATGGACGACGTTCTCCTCACCGCTGGCGCTCAGCCAGCTATCACCGAGGACAAGATCGTCGTTGCCCGTCCGGCGGCAGGTTACCGCTTCCCGCCGGTCGTCGATGTGGACTGGCTCTTCGACTTCTGACATAACTGACAAGAGAGGCCAGAGAATGCTTAGAATTGAAATCGAACAACAAGAGTTGTGGAACGAGGAGGCTGGTGTGTTTCAGTATGCGCCAGCTTCAGTTTTGATTCTGGAGCATTCTCTGGTCTCTCTGTCAAAATGGGAGTCAAAGAACAAGGTTCCATTTCTGAGCGGAACCGAGAAGACAGCTGAAGAGATCATGGACTATGTGATCTTTATGGTTGTCGAAGGCGACCCGATGCTCATCTCCAGATTGAGCCAGGAAAATCTGGAGAGAATCAACGATTACGTTGGTTCTGGAGAAACAGCGACAACATTCGGGACGATGCCCGAGCGGCAGGGTAGAGGCGAGACGGTAACATCCGAGCTCATCTATTACTGGCTTGTCGCGTACAACATACCATTCGAAGTAGAACGCTGGCACCTTAGCAGGCTTCTAGCTTTGGTTCGGATCTGTAACGTTAAGAACTCGAAACCGTCGAAAGCGACTCAAGCACAGATTGCCGAAAGAAACCGGCAGATAAACGAGGATCGACGAAAGAAACTTGGAACTAGCGGATAGAGAAAGGGGAAAGTATGCCTGTTCTCAAATGGGACAAGGTTGGCGATAGGACCTACGAGAGTGGTCTCGACAGGGGCGTTCTCTATCTTATGGATGGGTCCGCAGTTCCATGGAACGGCCTAACGTCAGTGGAGGAAAGTATCAGCCGTTCGGTGGATCCGATCTTCTACGACGGGGCAAAAATTGGTGAATCGATCAAATTCGGAACGTTTGCAGCGACACTTTCTGCAATCACTTATCCAGATGAGTTTGATTTGATTGAGGGCCGCGAAGAGATCCGGAGTGGGGTTCTTCTTGGCGATCAGGCTCCACAAAAGTTTGGTTTGTGTTACCGTACACGGGTTGGGAACGACGTTGATGGCGATTCTGTCAGCTATAAGATTCATCTCATCTATAACATAACGGCGATTCCGTCTAATAGGACATACGCATCGCAGTCTGATGAACTGTCTCTGGTAGAATTTGAATGGGAGTTGACCACAACTCCGGTTGACGTTGACGGATTTCGTGGGGCTTCTCATATCACGCTCAATACGGCTGACATGGACCCAATGCTTCTCTCTGAGATTGAGCGGGTGATCTATGGCGACAGCGGCCACAATGCTTCTCTAATCCCAATGGATGTGTTGGTTAGCTATATTAACCATTGGTTCATCATTGAGATCGTTGATAATGGTGATGGCACATGGTCTGCCTACACCAAGTACGATGACTATATTTTCGAACTTCCGGGAGATCTATTCCGGATCGATAACGCGAATGTTGTCTACATCAGTGATCATGAATTTGTGATTTCCGACACAAGGGACCATAAGGACTCTGCTGAGATCGCAATCATCGACCACGGCGACGGAACGTGGACCGCAACATCATCAAACCCGGAGATGATCGTTGTCTCTGGAACGACATTCGAAATTCGAAACGCGAATGTAGAGACCGTTGACGCGGACACCTACATTCTATCAGACACGATCTAAGAAGGAGTTAAGAATGACTTCAGTAACAAGCTTTACTGCGGCGCGAATGCAGCAGATCGAGGACCAAGCCATTGTCGGTGGGCATATCACCGGAGACAATCTCATTCTTGAGCGAAACAGCGGAGCAACCGTTAACGCGGGAAGTGTCCGTGGTCCGCAGGGGGATGTTGGGCCGGCAGGTTCTGTTAGTGGGTCGCTTGGCGCCAACGACAACCGAATCCTCAGGACTGATGGCACCGGTGGGACGGTTGCGCAGGGTTCTGGGGCAACTATCGGCGACGACGGGCGAATTACAGCCCCGCTTATGACCGTAACGAACGCACCATCCGTTGGCGACGATGTGGTTAACAAGTTGTACTCGGACAAATCCGGTCGAGGTCTTCTCGGGTCGGTCACCTACAATTCACCCGAAGGGTTGGTTCTCAATAATTGGAAGACCATGACTGGGCTAGCTATCACGCTTACACCAGTTGTTGGTAGATACTACCGGTTCACGACTCAGTTGACCTTCATCGGCCCAGGGCCAGGTGTTGTGTGCGCTATCGGCGTATTCCGATCGACAGACATCGGCAACCCCATCGTTCGTGCGGACATTGGAACGGCGACAACAAGCTTCCATACGGCTACCGCTACTAGGATCATCACAATCCCAAGTGGTTGGGATGTTGCTACGCAGTTCATTGTTCGAGCTTATGTCGCGGGGTACGTTGACACCGGAAGCGATGCAGTTCCAGCGACCTTCACCATCGAAGACGTAGGCGCCCCATAACAAATCGAAAGGAGGTCCCCAAGTGTTCTCATTCTCAAGTAAAGGCGATTACAAACGAACTGAAGCGTTCCTGAAGATGATGGCTAATGGCGACCTCTTTCAGAGTTTGGATAAGTACGGCATGAAGGGTGTCAACGCGCTGTCTAAAGCAACGCCAGTGGACAGCGGTCTCACGGCAAACTCATGGAAGTACAGAGTCATCCAGGACCCAAATAGGCCCGGCGTCGAATGGTACAACACCAACGTTCAAAATGGGACCCAGATTGCCGTGCTTATCCAATACGGCCATGGAACGCGTAACGGTGGTTACGTTCAAGGTAGAAACTATGTCAACCCAGCGATCCGTCCGGTCTTTGACCAGATCGTCGCCGACATTTGGAAGCAGGTGAAGAAGTGAGTAGCAGTAGTTCTATCGAGAATAGGGTGGTCTCACTCTCATTCGACAACGCAGCTTTCAAATCAAAGGCTACAGAAAGCCTCTCTGTCATAGACAAACTGAAGAGCAGCCTGGACTTCGGAGCGAGTGGTAAAAGTCTCTCGGATCTTCAAAGTATTGCGTCCAAGTTTACTATGGACGGGTTGCACTCGGCGGCCGATGGTGTCAGTGCCAAATTCGTGGCCATGGCGACAATCGCAATTACTGCTTTGTCTAACATCACCAACAAAGCGATTGACGCGGGCATCAACATTGCCAAGGCGTTAACTATCAACCCACTCAAAGACGGTCTCGAAGAATACGAGACCAACATGAACTCGATCCAGACGATCTTGGCGAACACCAAGAGTAAAGGGTCAACGCTGGACGACGTTAATCGATCGTTGGACCAGCTTAACGAATACTCCGATAAGACCATCTACAACTTTGGTGAGATGGCGAGAAACATCGGAACATTCACAGCCGCTGGTGTCGATCTCGACACATCGGTGAAGTCTATCAAAGGCATCGCCAACGTGGCGGCGATGTCGGGCTCGTCATCTGCGCAAGCTGCAACGGCTATGTATCAGCTATCTCAGGCTATCGCCGCTGGGACAGTCAAACTTATGGACTGGAACTCAGTTACAAATGCTGGTATGGGTGGTGAGCAATTCAAGTCAGCTCTGTTCGAGACCGGTAAGGCTCTCGGGACGATCAAAGACGTCCCGATGACTCAAACGTTCACCGAGTGGGAAGCCGCTGGTAACAAATTCCGAGAGACGCTAAGCGATGAATGGCTCACCTCCGACGTACTAACAACTACACTAGCTGGCATCTCAGGCGACATGTCTGCTGCGGAACTATCAGCAAAGGGCTTCAGCGACGCTCAGGTGGTGGCTATTCAGGAGATGAGCGCCACTGCGACCGCGGCTGCAACTGAGGTCAAAACCGCATCCCAGATGATGGGCACTCTTAAAGAAGCCATTGGTACTGGTTGGGCAACATCCTTCAGATACATCATTGGTGACTTTGTTGAGGCAAAGACCTTGTTCACTGGGCTCAATAACTTCTTCAGTGGTATGATCAACAGTCAAGCAAAGGCTCGAAACGATCTCCTGGCTGGTTGGAAGTGGGTCGGTGGTCGAGATGTCCTGATGCAAGGCCTTGTCTACAGCATTGGCGCTGTCAAAACAGCGCTTGACCCGGTTAAGCAGGCATTCCGAGAGGTGTTCCCACCGATGACGGTGATGACACTGTACGGTTTGACCGAGAAGTTCAGGGACTTCGCTCAGAGTCTGGTGATGTCGGCTGAAACCTCAGCCAAGGTTAAGACTATCTTCACTGGTGTCTTCTCCGTGTTCAAAATAGGAGTAGAAATCTTCAAAGGCGTGATCAGCGTCTTGAAGAACATCGGTGGGATCCTGTTCGGGTTCTCCGATGGTGTACTTTCTGCCGGGGCAGGTCTTGGCGGACTCGTTGTCAAACTCAAAAACTTCCTCGTTGAAGGTGGCGGAATCCAAACCTTCTTCGAGAAGATCAACGGGGTCGTTTCGAAGTTCGGGGAGGTTGTCGCTGCAGCAAGAGGTAAACTCGGAGAGCTGTTTAGCGGAGACAATCGCTCGGCCGCCCTAGAGAAGCTTGGGTCTGTCGTCGACGCCGTTAGAGAGAAGTTCTCATTCCTTGGCGAGATCTGGGATAAGCTAGGGGCTGGGCTTGACTGGATCACAGAGAAGATCTCTGGTTTGTCTGTTGTTGGGGAGAAATCTGCTGATGCTGCTGGAGCAGTTGGTGGGACATTCACTTCCATGCTGAACACCATTAAGTCTGTGCTTGGATCGATCTGGGATACGGTTAGCTCGTTCTTTGGGTCGCTCGGCGATAAGATTGGCGGGCTGTTCACAGAAAACTCAATGAGCAATGTCGGGAAGGTCCTAAAGACTGGCATTCTAGCTGGGATCCTAGCTGCTCTAACAAGTTTGATCCGGAACGGTATGAAACTTGATTTCGGAATGTCCGATCTGATTAGGTCGGCTTCGGGTGCGTTCGAAGAACTCGGCGGAACACTTAAGGCCTTCCAGTTGAAGGTTAAAGCCGACGCATTGCTCCGAATTGCAGCGGCCATGGTTCTTCTTACTGGGTCACTTGTCGTTCTGGCTACCGTAGACCCAAAGGCACTTGCGACTTCAATGGGCGCAATGGCAGTTGGGTTCGGCCAGCTTGTCGCTGCTATGGCAGTACTAACTAGAATGGAGTCCAACCCAGCAAAACTCGCCGGGTTGGCGACGTCGATGATCCTCCTAAGCGGTGCAGCTGCAGTTCTCAGCGTCGCAGTCAAGATGTTCTCAACTATGAGTTGGGAGGAGATGGCACGAGGCCTTCTTGGAATGCTCGGAGTGCTTCAGCTTATGACTATGGCTGCTGGGTTCTTCGCCAAGAGCAACAAGTCGTTCCTAAAGTCAGCTATTAGTCTCGGCGTTCTATCGATTTCGCTGCTGTTTATGGCCATCCCGTTGAAGTTGTTCTCGATGATGAGTTGGGAAGAGATGGGTCGTGGACTACTCGCTGTCGCAGCAACGCTCGGCATGTTTGTTGCCGCAGTAAACTTGATTCCGTCAGAAAAGATTGGTCGGGTTAGTCTTAGTCTTGCTGCGTTTGGTTTCGGGCTGTCTATGATCCATAGCGCAGTTACAAAATTCGCTAACATGACAAACGAAGACATGGTTCGAGGGTTCGCTGGTTTGGGTCTATCTATGGGTGCTGTAATCGCGACAATCAGGCTTCTCCCTAAGAAAGAGGAATTGCAGGCGGCTGCCGTCGGCATTCTGCTTGTATCTGCGGCGATGTTGGTGATCGCTAAAGCCATCCAGATGGTCGGCGGC